GAGTGCCTGAAATTGGATCAACTTCACGTTCTTTACGAGCTGTTTCTAGTTCTTTTAATAAGTCCATTACTCTGCTACCTGCTACACTTTCTTGTGCGCTTTCGCCGCCCATATCTTCTGTGTTAAGCATCGACTCGTATGGCTCGTTTTCTTTTTCTTCTTGGTATTCTTCTTGTGGTGCAAGTGGATCACGTACAATAATGTTGCTTTGCGGGATATTGCAACACTTGCCTAAATACTCTTGTAATACTTGCACAGTAGTTGGATATGTAACTTCTGCTTCAAAGTAAGTTACATCAATGTTTTCTAACTGTGGAAAATCTAATGGGCGTTTTGAAATAGGTACTCGCTTGCCGTCAGTAACTTTTACCACACCATATTTTCCTAGTGCAGATTCAATTCCTGCTTTACAGTCAGCGGCATAATCTCCTGCTACGCCAATTTTAAAATCATATGTCTTTTTAGACTCTGTTAAATATTCTGAAAAACTTTTCATATTTGTATTCCCGCTTTGTATTATTTATCCATATTCTTTAGTTTTTCTAATAAACTATTACGGTCTGTAACTACATACCCTTCGCCTGAAACAATGTTCCCGTCGCCCGGGCTACTATCTCTATCCATTTTTTCTTTTTTAAGTTGCAATTCGATCATCTTTAATTTTTTATCCATCTTTGCAACTTTAGCATCTAATGATGTTTTTAACATACCGCCAGCAACTTCAAATACACGCCCACTATAACGTGCTTCAACATTCATACCTAAGTCCATTAAGTCTTCATATGCGTCCAATGCTTTTTTAGCAATATCTTCTAATTCTTCATCTGCTTTATCACCTAAGCCTTTAACTCTTGGTAATGCACTTGCAATTTTATCTAGCTCTTGTATATCACGCTGAGTTTCTGCTATTTCAACAATAGTAGTTTCTTTTTTTGTTTTTTTATCTTCAGCTTTTGCTTCGTCTACAATTTCTTTAGAGTCTGGCAAATTTAAAAGCTCTTCTAATTTTTTAGTCATTATATTATACCATTATATGCTACTATTATTTATCGTCTTGTGCCACCTTGGTGAAATATATCATTTTCGGTTATTACTCTAAATTTAATTCCTTTTTGTTTGCAATAAGCATACGCTGCTGACCATTTTGCTTGATTAACTATATAACTTGCTTGGTTAACACGACTGCGACCTACTTTTTCTCTTATTGCTTGATTAGCAGGTTTAACTTCTATTAATTCAACTCTTTTTGATCCGCCCTTATCTGCATAGGCAATAAAGAAATCAGGAACATAAATTGTGTGCTTGCCTGTTAAAGGATTTTTATATGGAATACGTATTGCTTCGCTTGCCCATTTTTCTACACTAGGATGTTCGTCACAGAATTTCATAAAATGAAATTCCCAACTGCTTCTGTAAGTTGGAGTTTTTGTGCCTATGTACTTTTCAGGAAATTTAGGTGTAAACTTCCCCTGAGCAAATCTAGCCATATCACGCTACAATATTTCTTTTTTCAATCTTGTCAGCTGATTCAGTTCTTTTATATCCTAGGGTACTTGTTTTAGGTCTATTATAGTTTAGCACTTCTGTAACAATAGCACTTAGCTGAACTTCGTCTAACCCTTTTAGTGTATCTAGTAATTGAAAAACATTAACACTATCGAGTTTTGCCTGCTGAAGTAGAGTAGTTGAAACACTAATTGCGCCTGTTTTGTCAAAGCCGCGTTTTGTAAAAAATGTAACTACTGCATCTACTTGGTTTGACGGAAAACTTAATTCTTTTGAAAAGTATGTATCAAAAAACTTAGTTACTCCTTTGTCATTAAAATTGCTGGGTTTTTCTTTTGGTAAACTTGACATAATTTTTCCTTATTAATCGAATTGTGCCTTTGCTGCATTTGATAAAGCATCGTAACTTATTCGAGCTCCATTAATACCGCCAGTGCCCCCATTAGCTTGATATTGTTTTTGGAAGTTTTGAAATCTTGCGTCATCAATAGTTTGTGGACTTGTATCACCAGTAGTTGTTGATGTTGCATTGTTTGATGTTAATGCTGAAAGTCCTGCTATTGCTGCTGTAGCAACTAATAATTGTCCTGAGCCACCGCTACCTGAACTCTTTGGAAAGAATGTTTGCGACACACCAGAAACATCAATTCCTGCTACACTGCCAATAGCATTTGTGATTACTCTCATTCCGCCTTCTCTAAGACCTTCAACACCGTTATCTCTTACACTATTAAACAAGTTAACTGCTGCGATACCTGCCTCTAACGGATTGCTAAAGTTCTTACCTTGAGTAATGTATTCGTATAAATCAAGACCAGTACCAAAAATACCATCAATACCTAATTGTCCTCCACCTAATGGTGTAATAGGACTAGGTGTTACATCGTAATGATCAGACTTACCAAATCCTGAAGGTTCACCGTTTTCGCCTGCTTCAACGTGTCCTCTATCATAAAACACAGTATCATAGTTTATAGTAATTCTGTTTTCGAGCGGATTGCTTTCACCGTTAGCAACTGTATCGTGTTCCCAGTTTGAAATAATTGGATTTACAAGAGTATATTTTGTATAGCTCTTACGAGCCATTTGTGCAATTTCAATTCTATCAAAAAATGGTACGTTTGGTATATTATTGTCCATACCAAACTTAAATGTATTAGTGCCCGGGCCGTCATACAATGTATCCCCAGTTCTTCTATTACCGTAAGAACCGTCGCTTGTTGTATGATGACCATCTGAGAAGTAATATCTGTAATATGCTTCTAAAAGTGCTGTAGTAGCACCATAGTTATCATCGTGGAATGTTATATTTACTGGGCTATAATCAATCCTTGTTTGAACATTCTTTTTACGATTATATTTGTTTTTAGTTTCAACTGCTGCTGTAAATTTAGGCAAATCTGCTTGTTTAACAAGCATACCGATTTCGTGTTTATACTGATCAACTTCTGGTATTACTGCCTTTGCTTGCTCAGTAAGATAAAACGTTACGTGATATGTAAACGATAACTTAGGAGCGTGTTTTTGTGTGTCAACAACATAGAGACGAGAGGCGTGTTGCCAATCGGCCATATTACCTTTTGGACTTAATATCCCGTTTGCAATGTTGTCTAAAAATCCGTTGAACTTTGCCATACTAATATTTATCTTTGGAAATTATGTACGTATATAATAAAAAAGGGAGCTCAACGGCTCCCTTTAATATTGAATGGCGCAGGAGTTGTATTAAACGCCGCCGCCGGTTACTAATGTATTTACTGTACGTCCGACTGCTGTACCAATACCAGTACCTTCTGGAGTTTGGATAGCATTATCATAACGGATGCTTAGTGTAACTGTTACAGGCTCATTAGCACTGTAAGCAAGTTGGTTATAAGCAGCGTTTTGTACAAAACAACCGTATAGTTCGAATGTTTCAAGTACGTTAGGTGTGTTAGCACCATTACCGCCGTCTAAGATTTCAATACGTGTTGTAAACTTGTAATCTTGTCCTGATGCTGCACTTGACTGCTCGTAGAAGTCGAATTGCTTCTGTAGTTGTTCGCCAACTAGTTTTTGTACGTTGTTGTTTACATCTTCACGCAAGTTAAGTGTAATTGCTTCCCAAGTATGCTTACCTGCTAGGTATGCACGTGAGTTGTAAACTTCAATTGGAATTTCTTCAAAGCTAACTGTTGGACGAGTTACGTCTACTACTTGCTTTGTTAATTCTGTTGTTGGTGTTGATACACCAAAGTTCTCTAGTGTTACACGGAAACGGTACTGTAGCTTAGGCATTAACAAGCCTTGGCTTGCAGCTGAGTCACCTGTTGCTAGTGGAACTGTAATCTTTGATAGTGTTGAAATTGCCATTCTTTGTTCTCCTGTTACAAGTATTTAGCAAAATTAGGCCCCGTATTTCAGAGGCCTAATTCTATGCCTTATAACCCGCTAATTTCTCCAGTGTTCTTGAGTCTTAGTGGAATGTAAATAAACTCAACTGCTTTAACAGGTTCAATAGCAATGTCTAAGTATAGCTCATTTCTATCAACTCTGCTTGGAGTGTTGTTTGATTCATCACAAACTACTAAGAAGTCATATAGTGCTCTTTGACCTACAAGCTCGAGCATTAAGCTCTCTGCTGCTTGTTTGATCTCATCACGTGTGATCTTATCATTTGGTTCAAAGATATAAGGTTTAGCAAGCTGATTCAACTGGCTGCGTAAGTAAATTACCAAACGTGCTACGTTGATTCTGTCTAGTGCGCTTGAGCCTCTTGCACGAGTTTTCTGTCCATAGTTAACAAGTCCTGCACCACTAATAAACGTAATTGGGTTAATAGCTTGTGCATATAGTGTATCACGCTGACCTTCGTTCAACGCTACTGTTACAAATTCGCCCTCAGCATCTACATAACCTGTTGCTGTAGCGTTTGTAATACCACCACGTCTTGTACCTGCTGGAGCAAACCAAGGATAGCTAACTTGGTCACTTAGTGCAACTGTGCGTAGCATCATATGACTTGGCGGAACAACTACATTGTTGCCTGCGTTGTCACTTGTAAAGCCCCAAGGATAAAAAATACCAAAGTATTCATCACGGCTAGTTAAACCGTCGTCGTTATCTTCTGGTGCTAGTGCTTGGTTAGTTGCCCAGTTGTTTAATGAAGTTGCATCTGATGGTAGTCTAGCTGGAGTGTCACCAATAACAAATGCACTTAGGCCTCTGTCATAGTTTAATGTGATCATTTCACCAATTAGCTCTGGATAACCTGGAGTTGCCATCAAGTTAAAGATTCTTGACTCGTCATCTCTAATGTCATCGTTTGAGTTAACCATAGCTTGTAGTGCTTGTACAACAACCTTACGCTGTGCTTTACGTC